CAATCTGTTTTTTTTTTTTTTTTCATTATTTTTAAGGGACATATATTGTAAGAAATATTTAGAAAACTCACAAAGACTATGTTCCATCGTCCTCAAGGATAGTTCGTTTTTAACTGGCTCAAGCCAATTCATATATGGGAATTTTATACCAAACTTATCTAACCATTCTTTTTGTTCACCAAGGAAACGTAATAAGGTAGGCAAGGTATTAGAGCGTTTACAATCAGTAGAAGGAAATAATAGGCGTAGACCTTCTACACATCCAGGACCTGTATTGACAGCATCATTAATGGTGAACTTTATAGCATCTTTACAGTAGCACAAATCACAGTAAATCTCATAAGCCATAAAGCCTGAAACTCCTGGAAGTTCACATAGTATATCCATCAAATCGTAACCAGTTTCAGCTTTATGTATACGTTCACACATATCTTCTATGTTGCTATCCATATACATCATGGCATAGATTAAACCAGTGGGGCGTGTGATGCCCTTAAACAATCCTCCGAGCGTTAAAAATGCATTGGTGCAAGTAGGTTGGTTATCAGCTAAAATAATATCGTAGAATCGTTTCAGATAAGTAAGGGGGTCGAAGTTATCCCTAGCAGGAAGACCTATCTGTTCAAAGGTTTCTATCCGTACACAAAGGCGATAGATAACAAGCTTCCAAAAAAGTTTCTTAAAATCAGCAGGTTTCTTATCAGACCATATCCAGTTAGGACGTAAGATTTGATGAAAGCACCAAAGTGAACCCCTATCTAACTGGCGGTAGGTATTAGTATACTTGGTAACTTTAAGAATTTCATTATCAGTCCACTTCTCTCTAGGAAGCTTATCAATAAACCTACGCTCCCATACCAGTTGACGTTCAGCAATAAAATTAAAGAATAATTCAATATTTTCATTATTGTAGTCTTCAGTATTAGGTGGGTATATCTCATCCCTGTATAATCTTAATCCTGACATTATCTTTTCTCAGTTAAATTACTATTTATTTTACCTTTATTAAGTTCCTGTACAACTTTGATTTTAGCGTCTGCTATAGAACTGCGTATCATACCGTCAACAAATACAATAAGCATACAGTTTGCTATATCTATCATAGCAGCTAGACACAGCATAGTTGTCGATATTTCACCGCCTGAAACTATAGTTACCACAAAATAAATTATTAATGTAAACATATTTACCTCCTTTATATATTGTAAACAAAGTTCTATGTAAGATTGCCTACAATCTAAGGTACAAATAAACCCTATATCTCGCTCAATCGCAAGCTGTAGAAAAGCTCGAGGTGTTTTATGGGGTTATACGGTACAAGGTATGGGTAAAGCTTAAAAAGCCCTACAACCTACTCATTCCACGTGTTCCACGACCTTTGCAGTAGTGGCAAGGTGCAAGATACTTTTTCATAGTATTTTTCTTAGCGTTATATTTCTGTACTGTTCTGCTTCCAGTGCCGTTACAATGCTTGCAACGTACCTTACGCCAGACAGCATGTTTGTTATACTTCTTAAGTTTAGATATCTTGGTGATGGATACATAACCTTTCTTTTTATCACCAGCATAACTAACAAAGGATAGAATACAAACCAGTAAAATTAACATTAGTTTTTTCATAACAATCTCCTTTTTTATTTACTGGTAACACTATAACATTAACATCCTTCAATACAAATAATCCTTCGGGAAACTTTATTCTTTTTATTTCATATGAACTTTGCCCCTTTTTAATATTAAAATATATATTAATCCCCCTAAAGGGGGATATATATATTTTAAATGATATATAGATAATAGGTTTATGTCTTATATATTATATGTTCTCTCTCCCTCATAATGATTCCCAAAGAATGTGTGGTCTCCACACATTAAAGTTTTATGCCCGTCAACCTCATATAGCTAATTTTATAGCTAAAATTCTAGCTTTGGGCTTGATTATATGATGAATAGTGTTAGGATATATATATTACAATTTAATCGGAGAGTTCTATGGCTAAGACAAAAGATGTTGCGATACCATCAAATAAGGATGAAATAAAAAGACGCTTTGAGCATCTTACACCTTATAAACTTGTGGAGATACCTAAAGAACATAGGTATAAAAAAAGTTCTGTACATTCTCTAAGGTGTTTTAAAAAAATATTTCAAAGAGATGAAGATGGCAATAAGGATAAATCACTTCCAAAGCGTAGATGCAAAAAGCATGTAGTGGAAGGCTATCTGTATTGTATTACTCATGGTGGGAAAGTAAATTTACCTGTGAAGTTAAATGAGGAAAGACCAACTACTGCTCATATATATAAAAAGGTATATGACGCTGAAATGGGTGATTTGCTGGAAAGCTTTTTGAATGACCCAAAGTTATTGGACTTAAAACCAGACTTAGCTAATCTGAGAGTTATCTTGAACAACTATATAAAGAAGTTACTGGAACCACCAAAATATGGAACTATCCATAACTTTATGCAACAGACCAGAGAGATACTCATAGAGGAAGAAAAAACAGAAGAATGGAAATATAACAAAATAGTTGAACTGGTAGAAAGCCAGAACAACATACATAGCGGTAAAGCTATCGATAGAATAAATAGGTGTGTTGAAAATATCGGTAAACAGATTGAGCGTATACATAAATATGAAACTAACGATGATTTCCTATTAACACCTGACGGTATTAAGATATTGTTAAGGGCAATGGTGGAACTGTTAGATAGTAATATAGTAGATGAAGAACTAAAGAAACGCATAAGAGATGGGTTATTAAAGTTATCAGTAGAGACAAAAGGTGATATAACAAAATATGAAAGTCACCATCAGGAAAAAACAATAGATGCAGAACTTGTTGAATAAAGATATAAGAAAATTGCTTATCCGTTTTTACAAGAATTGTAAAGATGAAAGGATAACTGATTTTAAACGCGAAAAGCGGTTAAAGAGAATACGGTTAGAAATATCTATATTCCCTAAAAGCGATATCTCCAAGACTGCCAAAATTTTATCAAAAAGCAGGAACAGACCTTTCTTGTTTAAAATATGGTGCAAGATAGTCGTGTTGACTGGGGAAGTGTAGATGGGTAAGCTTGACAACTTCGATGTTTTTAAGGAACTGGCAAGTGGGTTAAGCCAATCTACAGATGATAATGTCTGGGAAGAAGAAGCAGTTGATATAGAAACATTCATTTGTGATAAACGATTCCTTAATCTAAGGTGGAACGGTAAAACAGGATGTAGACCTAAAATCTTAGAAATTGCCAAAGCTATAGCTGAGGATAATATACGCGAAGTAATGTTACTGCTTGGTAAAGGTAGTGGCAAGGATTTTATATCAGCTATCATGCATCTGTACGGCATATACAAAGCACTCTGCATGTACAATCCCCAATCTTTCTATGGACTATCTCCAGGAAGTCCCATTTATTTTGTTAACGTTGCACGTAATGAAGGACAGGCAAAAAATGTATTTTTCGTTGAATTTGTCGGTATGCTTGAAAACTGTCCTTGGTTTCAAGGTAAATACGAAGAACCTAGTGGTGGTGTAGTAAGGTTCAATAAAAAGATTAGAGCATTAAGCGGTAACTCGCAAGCTTTTGGTTGGTTAGGGTATAATACTATCCAGTGGGTAGGTGATGAATTGGCTTTCTTTTTGGAAAAAGACGCCAATGAAGAATCGGCTTCAAAAGCAGAGGATTGCTGGGAAGCCGCTTATGGAAGTTGCCAGACACGTTTTCCAGATCATTACAAGATGATTGGTATTACAACTCCACGTTATGATGATGATTTTGTAATGCAGAAATGTTATGAACTTGATGACCGCGAAGATGGTTACTTTATCCAGAAAGCAACGTGGGATATGAATCCAAGGCTTACTAAGGAAGATTTTAAACATGCACTTGCACGTAACTACCGTAGAACTATGCGTGACTTTGGTGCGTTACCAATGGGTATCATTGAAAGTTTCTGGTCTGACCCAGAGTATGTTGAAGCAAATGTTTGTGAAACTTGTAGGCAATGTCCAATATACCAAGGTAGGAGTATCAATTCTGATATATATGCCTGTAGGGATTATGAACCATGTAGGGCTAATGCTTATAAAGGTAATGGTAGGTGGGCTGAGTGGTTATGTGCTGAAACAGTTGAAAGTGAATACTGTATGCACTTTGACTTATCCCAAAATAAAGATAGATTAGGGTTTACTCTAGGACATGTTACTGGCAGTATAAAAATTGAACTTGATAATTTTGAACTGTATGATATGTTAGATGAGGATGAGAGAAAAGATGGGTTGCAAGATGTTGATGAAGAGGATAAGTATATTGAAAAACCATTGATTAAAATTGATGCTATAGGATTTATAGACCCACGTAGTAAAAGGGACGATGATTTATTAAAGGCTGGTGAGATACGTTATCATGCTGTATTGAATAAAATCATATTACCTTTGAAATTGCTGGGTATAAATATTACTAAAATAACCTTTGACCAATTTCAAAGTTTATATCTTAGACAACAGCTTGAAGATAAAGGTTATGATGTGGATTTACTTTCACTCGATAGGACAGATGAAGTACCTGTACAAGCTAAACGGACATTTGTCGAAAATCGTGTTGAATATCCATATGATAAAACGTTATGTGCAGAAGCTAAAAAGCTTAAATATATAAGAGGTAAAAAAGTAGACCATCCAGGAAGTAAGGGTACAGGCGGTAGCACACAAGGGTTAGGAAACTCAAAAGATATATGGGATTCTACGGCTGGAACGATATATAATTGTGAACAGGAGTCTTTTGTAAACGGATGCTTCATGGACTTTACTGATTAAGGAACAATATGAAAAGAAAAATAATAAGTGATTATGGTATTGGGAGTGCCGATTATAGAAAAGCTTCCTCAGGCGCAAGCTTTGATACTATGACTGGCGATTTTGTTACACCACAATTTGTTAAAATATCTGATGAAGATGCATATAAATTCTTTCATGGTAATGAATGGGTTAATGCTGTAGTAAACAGAGAAATTGATGACTGTACGAAAATCAAACCAATAATAACCCTGATAGATAAAACTAAAGAATTAAAACCAAGACATAAAAGGATGATGGAACATTGGGACAACTTTGTTTTACGTCCTAATCCTAACAAAGAATCATTTGCACAAATCCGTGAAAAATTTATTAAAGATATGCTGGTAGTTGGTAGAGGTGTTGATGAAAAAGTGTTTGATGAATATGATGTGTTAAAAGAAGTATATGCCTTATCTGCTAGGACTATGAAGATTAAAACTGACTCACATGGTATGATACCAGACACTAAAGCATTTATCCAACGTAATAAAAAAGGTAAAGAAGAATACTTTGATAAAAAGGAAATTATCTGGAGTATCTTTAGACCAGAAAGTGGTACAGCTTACGGTGAAAAACCACTTGATACACTTGCCAATGCAGTAGCTACAGATATCTTACGAGCATTTTATAACAGCAACTTCTTCACTAACAGTGCTGAAGCTGGTGGTATACTACAGTTAGATGGTATGTCTAAAACAGAATTGAAAAAATTTAGGCAATACTGGCAGACTGCACATAAAGGTGTAAGTAAAGCACATAGAACAGTAGCGGTCAATGTTCCTATCAAATGGATACAGAATACTATTAGTAATCGTGATATGGAATTTACTGCTTATGGTAAAGAATTACGTGATAAGATTTTTGCTGTTTATTCAATGCAACCTTTTGTTATGGGTGTTATAGACGGCACTACTGGTAAACTTAATTCCAGTGAACAAAATCAAGTATATAAGGATAGTGCATTAAAACCTATACTTCGTAAAGAAGCATGGGCTTATACTACTGAGATACTCCATGATGGATGGGGGATGAATGAATTTCAAGTAGAATTTGAAGGTGTCGATTTGGCTGATGCTGTAACACAATCAGAAATCGACAGGATGGATACCAATAGTGGTGTTATCGTTATTAACGAGATAAGGCAACGTAGAGGGTTGCAACCTGTTCCTTGGGGTGACACACCTATTAGTACAATGCCAGGAGGTGGACAGATAGACCCGAACACTGGATTGTTGATTCCTCCATCTGAACAAGGTAACAATAATAATGATAAGAAACCTAAAGAAGATAAGAAACCTAAGAACGGTAAGAAAGATTTTGTTAAAGATGTAGTTATACATTATAAGCATCTGAAAAAGATATTTGATAATGAGAAAACATTTTTGTTTTTAAAATCAGCTATTAATGTGGCAGAGTATACTACCACTATAAAAGAACATGCTATTTGGGAAGGTACTTTACATGATATGTGTGAAAGATATTCAAAGATGGAGTCTTGTAGTGCATCGAGAGTTAAGCGTTACATTCTTGAAAGATTATAAAACAATAACCCTAGAAAGGTAATTATG